AACCTACACCGGAACAGTCCACCGAGATAACATCAATAGAAGGCAACTGCATATGTGTGCCTTTACCCAAGCGCATTTTTACTTTCTTCCCTTTCAATTTCTTCATTAGATCTTGTACTAAAGAAGAATAATTAATCTGCTGCGCTCCGCACCATATCCGTAATGGTTTAGGTAAAAGAAAGGCTCGCTTTGTATCTGTCTCGTACCGCGCCACTAAAGCCCCTCTTGGTAAGGCATCAGGGACAACTAATTGATCAAGTCCATTATTCTGCTTACGTAGATCGTCAGTACTTTTAATCTGTAATATGTTGTTCCAGTTCTCGGTTATGTATTCGTTTAAAGTCTGCTCTACAGAGGCGTTCATATCGTCAAAAGAATTCTTGTTGCGCTTAAGTACCGTGTGTATCCATTTATAAACCTTCTTAGTATTGTAAGGTAACAGATCAATTTCTTTACATATTACAAGGGCCGTCAATGAACACGCAACTCCCGCAGACCAAAATCGGTTTTCTGGCGCAAGTCCCGCCTCCTTATCGATTTTCTTTTGTACTGTCTCTAGGTCTTTCCTAACCTTATCTAAATTGTTTATAACGTACTGTACGAACGGTATCCCTGCATGACCCCAATTATTAAATATATTTTTACTGAACGCGTCAGTCTTCTCTTTATCAGTAGGGGATTTAAACATCTTATCTACTTTGTATTCTAAAATACGCTGTGCTTCTGCTTTAGGAGCGTCTTTATACATCCCAATACGCTCTATCATACTAACATTGCCTGTGGATATAGAGTTAAAACTCCAAGGACTAGCGTTGTACCGCTCCGTATTAGCACTCCCCGTCATCCTTCTTCTTTGTCTACCACTTACATACTGGTAAGCCAAATTACTTAGCTCTTTGGGTTGTAAGTTAGTGATCTCATCTAGGAAGAAAGGTAGGCTGTGGTATACCTCACCTCGGTTCATTTTAGTGGCATAGGTATCTTCCTTACCCATTAACAGTTCATCAGGGTCACCCCACGGAGTTAATGCCGCGTACAGTGCAGTTGTTTTACCGTACCCTGTGTCCTTACTGAAAATATGTAAAGAAGCGCACGCTACTGGCATAAGTTCCATAAGAATAGAACCAAAAGAAGCCCCAACTACATACTGGTAAGCCTCTTGTCCTTCTTCATTAAAAAACCCTATCATCTCCTTCCACCCATCCATAGTACCCTTGGGTTCAAAAGCGTGGAATATCGCTGCTGTATTAGTAGAAGGAGGGTTAAACTCTATACGATCCCCATAAATTTCCATGTTACCTAGCACAAAGGATTCCATTTCCTTGCTAGTCCAACCAAATTGCCTATGCGCTTCGTCAGCGGTTATCGTTGCCTGTAATTCATTAACCCAAGTAGTTGTATACTGCATAAGTTCATCCATCTTTCCGACTGCAACACCCTGCATTGCCATATGTTTACGAAATTCTTCCCTAGAAGTAGCCGCAGTAAGAGGCACCGTAAATTCCCTTACCCCATCTTTGGGTAGGTGAAGCCGCATTACTATGGCTTCTCCCATTTCTGCATCGTGTATGCGTTTAACTATGTATAGGTCATTATGGTACACCATCTTCTCTTCTATCTCGCCATCTGCGTTACTAGAGCGTATGTATACACCCCCTGTAACCCCTCTAAAATAAGGGTTTGGGTATTCAGGTATTACATAAGTCTGAGCAGGGGCGTTGGGACGGTTCGCAGAGAGGGCTTCTACTATATTATCCTCCTCTTCTGCTTCTTTTATGGCCTTACCGAGCACTATTGGGGACTTTATCTTCCCCCAATGTTTACATTCGGTACATACATCCGGGTTAGATTCATCAAACGTACTGCATAAGTATGGCCCTTTTATAAGGCCCACCTTCTCCACTGTCTCTTGCTCAGAAAACTCTGGATGCCGTTTCGATATGTTCATTATGGCTTTGTCAGAGTCTACGCAGAACTTAGCGATTGATAGCCCCGCCCTCCACATAGGCTCACTGCACTCTTCTTGTTTACCTATAATCGTAGCTAGTTGCTCGCAGCCGTTCCCCTCTCCCGTCTTAATAATGATGTCTTTAAAATTAGTTTCCATGTTTCCCATTAACGCATCCATCATTGCGCTTGAGGGGGCAGGGGTGAACTTCTTAGGAACTGGTATCGATTCTCCACCGAGAATTTCCGCAAACTCTTCAAAGTCCACAAGTTCTGGTATCTCAACGCCCATAGGAAGTACTTGTGTGGGCGGATTATCTTTATGGTTATGGGTATATGGCACGCGAAGTACTCGCGCTCCATCAGAAGTTACTGCCGGATCTGGTAAGAACTTATGGAGACCACAGTAACGCTTCAGTTGTTCCGCTACAGGTAACCACTTCTCGTAGGGAACCGCCTCTGATAAAATCCAGTAAACGTGCAGTCCTCTGCCAGAACTAACTATTAAGGGCTTAGGCAAGCCCACTTCTTTAGTGAACTTACGCAGTGCTATTAGCCCTTCCGTCTGATCTATATATTTTTTACTAGGGCCACAATCAATATCGAAAAAGAACGCTTTTAAGTCCTTAATATTAGTTGCTTTTCGTGAACCCCATTCGTTAAAAGTTCCTAGTGCATAGAAGACGTTATAACCTGCTTGGTCTAGGTCGGTGCTTTCTTGTATTAGTTCCTCTAAAGTTTCATAAAATCTTTGCGTATGAGGGTCTTCTTTTTTTACGCCTTTAGCGGCAAATAAGGAATAATAACCATCCCCGCTAAGTACCCTCTGTAGAAATGTTTTTGAATCCATACCCTTTTACCCATTTTACCCAATGTACGAAGACACTACGGCAGGGGTAGGAAGTTATTGGCCATAAAACCTACCCTTTTTGACCCTACCGAGGTCTAGCCGTAGTGAAACTGTGAGGAGTTAGTCGTCCCACTCAGAGAGAACTTCAGCTATTTCAGGCTTCTCTTCTTTAGGAGCCGCTGATTTCTTGGACATCTTCTTAGGTTCTTCCACCTCAAGAATATCCTCTTCCTCAGAAGCAGTGTCGGCAACAACTTCTTCAAATGGATTATCATCTGAAGGGTCATCGGATGTAAACCCATCAACCGCTTTAAACGGCGAGATGGACTTTCTTGGAACATAATTTGTAACTTGCACCCCTTTTAGACGCAGAGAAACCCCTGTTCTCTCTTTATCAATAGAGTACGGTACAAAAACAACCGCTACGTTCACTGTGCTACCTGTAGTAAGCTCAAAACTTCCGTCTAGTTGCTTATTCTTCGCATCGTATTGTGCGGGTGCGGGAGTCGCTTCGCCGTTATAGGCAGCGGCGAGCTTAGACTTAAAGGTAAACGTACCGCTTTCCTCGTCTTTCTTAAAAGGATTCTTGATCTTCTCAGGCCAAGATTCTTGTTTCTGGTTTGTATAGGCACCAGACATTGCCTTCCAAAGATCCCGCGCCTGACCTTTGTCCATACGAAAATCTATCTCGTACTTCGCTTGGTCATCGGTAGCGTCACAAGGTACGCTGCGCTTCTCTTTGTTGTCGAATCGGTAGGGGCGATTGATCTTAGGCCACAATGCCTCTACGTCCTCAACGATATAAGTTAAATTTGGAGTCTTATCCATTGCGTTCTCCTAAACGTCTTACTGTAAATTTGCTTCCTTAAACACAAACCCTTCTACTTCACTAAACGGAGATACAACTCGATCTCCCCCTTGAACTAATGTAATAGCTTGTAAGGTATTAGGGTGTGATTCTAATTCGGCGGCTTTTTGTAGCTCCTCTTCGCCTAGCACTCGCATCGGGCGAAAACGAAGCCTCGGAATGTAACCGTCCTTTTCAAAACCCATTCGGGTTACAACCGCTATGGCAGAGGTATTATGGTTGTTCAAGTGCCTAGCATAGTTTTGCATTGACATCCATCCACTACCCGCAGGGCCAAATAGGCTCGTAGCAGGTAACTGGATTTGGTATACCTCTTCCAAGTTATCCTCCAATACAACTGCAATACGCTGTGAATATTTACAAGCTCTTGCATTATTACCGCCAGATCCCTTTATGTTATGTGGACAATCGATACAACGTCCCGACTGCTTATGTGCATCGGCCACATCTAAGTCAGGTCTTTGTGTATCGGATGACCAACAAACAGGTGCTGTTGGTTTATTAGGGTCATATTGATTTGCATAATATATTCTGGAGACTCTACCCGCGTTTACGATCACCGCATCTAAAGTATCGGAATCGAATATATGTGTTTCAGTCCCGTCGATAACTTTACGGAACTTACCTTCTCTTAATGAGATACGTGCAACCATTAGAAGTCTTCGTCTAAATCCGCTAGTACGTCTTTAAGGTCAACTTCAGCAACTTCTTGCGCTCCTTTCTCCTGCCAGTATGTCTCCTTAGCCTTATCTCTCATCTCTGCACGCTTTTGTCTAGCTGCAAACTGTTCGTTTTCTTCCTCTTGCGTAAGCGACCTTCTCGGTTTTGGCTGTCCACCTAACAGTGCATCCGATATGAGGTTTAATTCAAACCTAAAGGTCTTACCCACTTTGATGTAAGTATCCTCCGGTATACTACCGTTTCGTATCCATGCTCTAATAGTGGATTCAGATACCTTAAAGTGATCCGCCACGTTCCGTAACCCAACAAATTCTCGTTCTTCGGACATTATGCCCCCTTGGCTTTGCGTACGTTAATCGAGTATTCAGAATTAGACTGCACACCCTTGATTACCGTATCTGGATTATCTACAAAGAACTGTTCTAAATTAGCTTGGTGAAGCCGCCCTTGTAAGAGTTCGGGGTTGCTATTTTCTTTAATAAAGCTATATACACTTCCCCAATCTGTAACAAAGTAATTACTCTTCACCGAGCGATAGAAAGTCCCCGCTTCTGTTTTAACGCTCTTAGCTCCCGTCTCGTTGCAATGAGTAAGTAACGCCTTCTTTATAACATCTTGTTGATGTTTAAGCTTATCGTCCTCGTCTTCCCATTCCTTTTTGAGCCTCGCTCGTTCGTCGCGTATCTTAATGAAAACTTCAGTAGCCTTCGTCAGATAGTTAGAATCTTGCACACAAATCTCCGTACTTTGTGGTTGGGAACCGAGTATAGTGGTATCCAATATGTTATACAAGTATTTCTTTGTACAAGTCTATCATTTTTGTATGTACGTCAATTCTATTATCAAGTAATGCGTAAACACGCTTTTCTATGAAGGAGCCTTCTAGTTGTACTACCGTACATTTATGGTCTTGCCCTGCTCTATGGACTCTAGCATTTGCTTGGGCATAAGTTTCTAAGGAGCTAGTCGGCCCCCACCACACCACTGTATTGGCAGCGGTTAATGTAATGCCGTGGGCAGCAGCTTGAGGTTGTATGATAAGTACTTGGGGAGAGTCAGTTTCTTGGAACCTTTTGAATATATCAGTACGTTTGTTGACGGACACATCACCACGTATTATTTCTGTGAGTATGCCATCTTGTAGTAACTTATTAGTGAGAACATCAATAACGTGCTTAAAAGGAACGAAGATTAAGACTTTCTTACTGGACTCGTCGATTACTTCCCGTAATACCTTATACCTATGTTTGATATCGAACTCTAATGCTTCTCTGTCATCCGTATAGATAGCTCCAGAAGCAATCTGTAAAAGTTTATTCATTTCTACAGCAGCATTAACAGCCGTGATCCGCTCACCCCCTGCTTGGACTACTAGTTTCTTCCTAAGTTCGTTGTAGTACTTCTTTTGCTGCCGTGTCATTTCTACTATTCGTTTGGTATAAACCATATCGGGTAAGTCAAGACATTCTTCTTTTGTAAAACGTATAGCAGGTTGAAGTGCTTTAAACACAGTGTCTGTAGCATTTGGTCTAGGAACCCATTTAAAATTAGTTATTTTGAACATAACTTCGTCCCTGAACGCACTAAAAAAACGAGATACAGCGTTGGGGTTAACTAGTTTAGCCAAGCCATACGCATCGAGCGGGGATTGTGCGGCGGGTGTACCTGTCATCATCCATAGCCATGTGTTTGGGGTGATTAGACTGTTAAGGATTTTCCACCGTCGGGTCTGTACGTTCTTATAATGAGTAGCTTCATCTGCAATGATTAAGTCGAACCCACCGTTTGCTATTGCATCAGCTACTATCTCTACCCCGTCATAATTAATTATGATAAACTCCGCTCCCCCTTCTATTATCTGCTTACGTTTAGCGGGCGCTCCATAAGCAACATCTACCGAGCGGTGCATTGCAAAAGTAAACAAGTCTTCCCGCCACGCTGAATCCATAATAGATAAAGGGCATATCACCAATACGCGTTTTACTCGCCCTTGGTTCATTAGGTAATCAGCCGCCCATATGGCACTAGCTGTTTTGCCCGTACCCTGCTCATTGAAGCAGAAGGCTCGTTTGTTCATGGTTAGGAAGGAGGAGGTGGTTTTCTGATGGTCGAAGGGTTTATGTTTGCCTGTCCATTGGTACTGGCCTTCGATTGGGGAGGGGACTTTTATGTTAAGGTTTTTTAGTACGTGCGACTCATCAACTCCCCAGTTAACTAATACTTTGTTTCCTGATAACTTCTTACTCTTAGGTATAACACTTGTTACTTTTTCTGGGTTACGTAAGTTTAATAGTATTGCTCTGTTATCTATCACTTGCATTTACTTCTCCGTCCACAAAACTACATCGTAAAGTGGTATCCACAATACGAACTATATGCCGTCTTTCGTACCCACGGACGGCGCGTGGTGGGTTTGCCCTGAAGGGGTAGGGTGGGCTTTGTACTAAGCTTTTTTCGTAGTACGCTTCTTCGGTGATTTACCGTTGCGACTACGATTCTTACTTTTACTTTCTATCTTGTACCCATCGGCATTTGTGCCGCCCTTACTTAACATTCTCTTATGGCTAACGTCCTTCCCCTCTCGCTTGTCAGCCTTACCATTCTTATTAGCGTCTGCCCCTGTCTTATCCACTGCCCGTCTGGCGCGTTGTCTCTCCATACGGTCTTCATGTTCTCCGCGTTTCAACTGGAGTTGGTACTCTCGCTTATAAGGTCTTCTCTTACCTTTACCTGTTCTTTTATACATTCGTTAGTTCCTCCCGTTGTGAGGACATTCTACCACTACACAATGTTTTCGGCATAACCCGCTGGGCTTAGGGTTCCATACGTCATTATCGTACGCCAACTGCATGGTTGTAAAATCAGAAGACCATTTTTCCCACATAGTTTCAGCGTCATCAGAACTATATGTATCCTTTATAAAGGCTTCCGCTATCACAAATAATAAACCCGCCCTAACTTCTTCTACAAAAGGAAAGTGTTTAAAGGTAGCTAGAGCCATTAATTCTAACTGTCCCTTGTCTGCATATCTAGCAGATTTACCTGTCTTATAATCTACAACCCAAGCTATCTTCTTATCGACATCTAGTATAAGGAGGTCTACTATTCCGCGCCACCATACGCCTTTAGCCATAAACCCGCAAGGGTCTAGGCTTTCAGTCAGCCCCATCTTATGTTCGCAGAGCTTACTCCCCTCTTTCTCGTTCAAGACATCGAGTGCAGCCTTGGCGAATAGGAACTTCTTTGGTAAGTCCTTACTGTCGCGTACGTATTCTTCTGCGGCCTTGTGGAATTCGTTGCCGTAGTTCATCGCAAAGCTAATGGGTTCTTTATAGTCTTTAGCTACTTTCAAGTGGTAGAACTGTTTAGGGCATTGCTCAAAAGACTTTATCCTACTGTACGACCAAGGAGATGCACTCATATATGTATCTTATTCATCACAATGATGAAGTCTTGCGGTGGTATCTGTAGTTGACTACATACGCGGAGTTGTTTGGGGGTCATCTTAGCAACCGCGTTTCTCACCTCTCTCCGTCTTTTCTTAAGGTATACTTCGTTAGTCATTAGATCTCCTTACTTTCCGAGGGAGTTCTGCTGTTATTAAACGCTTTTATCTCGTCCTTATTAGGAATCCAGAATATGTTCTTACCCAATGTAATATCGTGGATAGTCTTTACTAGAGCAAAGTCTATGTTAGGAAAGTTCTTTACGTGTGTTTCTTTAGCCTCGTAAGCATCCTGTACCGAATCGTAGTGCCCGTCTATAAAAGGCGTCCCTAAAAATAATATGTCATATTTACCGTTCATTCACATTCTCCATAAGACCTTCCCACAAAAGCCTCGCAATCCAAAGGTAACCCTTCGGCCCAATCTGGAACCCAACGCATATACATCTCTATGTCTTGCTTCGCTTGTTCTACATCATCCTCCTTGACGCAGCATACAATCGAGTCATGTACAGTCAGTGCTACACGATGTTTCTTTGATATCTTTAGCATCTGTTCTGCAATAATGCAACGGGCTAACGCTTGACACGCGTTCTCCACAAACTTCCCACCGTATATCTTGGCGCGTCCGTTCCTTCTTTTATATGTGTACTCTGTTCCTGTGGAATCATTGACTCCCTCAAGATCGTCGTACCTCATAAGTAATCCAGAAGGAAGGCGCACTGCTGATAAATTACCTATCGGCTCCAATACTTGAGGCACACCGATTGACTTCTCTTTACCTTTAGCTAACTCACGGATCATAAGCTGTGCTTCTTGCCACAGACCGCTTATCTCTCCATTAGCTTCTCGATAGACCTGTATAACCCGCCGCGCTTCTTCGATGTCTATTTCAAACCCAAAAGTACCCATCTGCGCTTGGAACTTAACCGCGCCCATACCGTAACCACTGCCTAATATTGTGGTCTTACCAACAAACCGCTCGTCTTTTGTAACCGCTTCTTCGGGTTTACTGTAGATACGCGAAGCCATCTTCACATAAACGTCCTCTCCGTTGCGGAAAGAACTAACCAAATCCTCTTGCCCTGCCAACCATGCAAGTACTCTTGCCTCTATTTGAGCAGAGTCACAGTCAATCAAAACACAGCCGTCGGGGGCTATGATACTTCTCTTTAAGGTCTTACCATCAGGCCCACGACTAGGTAGGTTCTGTAAGTTAATCTTATCATCACCACCCCATCGGCCTGTATGGGCAGCATAATATCTTACAGGCACAGGCAATAAACCGCGTCTGGATATGTCGATAAATCTTTGAGTTCGGGTTTCTTCTAAGGTGCTTTTGTTACCAAGCCGCGCTGCTACCAGAGCTTGTACATCAATGGAAGGGTGTTCCTGTAATGCTTTGAA